CAAACATCTTAATTGACCATCCTCAGCATTATGGCGGAGAGGATAATCCTTATGAGGCTATTAAGGTAATAGAGGCTTGGAATCTTGACTTTGCTCTTGGCAATGTGGTCAAGTACATCAATCGGGCAGGCAAGAAAGGAAGCAAGCTGGAAGACTTAAAAAAGGCTCAGTGGTATATGAACCGAGCCATTGAACAAGCAGAGAAGTTTTGATTATACCCTTTAGGATATAGTTTGAGCATAATTGCACAAATTATACCCTTTCGCATATAATTGCCGTTGATTATTGCACTAAGGTCTCACAAAGCCCTGCTGGATAAGACCTGCATTTTCGCAATTAAAGCACAATCCTTCACCTCTTAGGTTCAACTGTCTTGCCCAAATAGCAAGTGACTGCTGATAACCTTCAAGGAAGGTAGCCATTGCTCTCTCTGTAAACTCTCTGTTGCCTTGACTAAAGTAGTTAGCCCTTGGACTTGCAACCTTTGCCCAAAGAATCTGATAGCAGAGAAGGTTTGCCCAAGCATCAACAAGAAACTCTTTCTGCTGACAGATGAAGCTATCAAGTGAGCAGAGCAGTTGAGCATCCATGTAGATACCTGATTGGCTATTGTCCTGACTCCAGTTATCTCCAAAACCATATCCTAATGGAGCAGTAACAGGAAAGATGCTCCAACCGTTGCGCCATAGGTAAGTGAATCTTGTAGCACATTCTAAGTCCATCTGATTCCAACCCCAATCAATAAACATTCCTGTTGTGGTTTCCAAGTTGGTGCAATCAACAGCAGCCATGATGTTAATCTTATCAAAGTCTGAGTAGAACTCATTATTGATAGGAATATAGTTCATGCCTGGTGCAACATCATAAGTGCCTTGGTCAAGTATCTTCCCATCCTGAGTCTGATAAATGAACCAGGGACAATTTGTAACCGTTACACTTCCTGCATTATAGACAAACAATTGCTTTATGCGGAGGCTTAGATACTTGCTTCCCTGAATGCTTACGAATGCACCTTTCAAAATAGCCTCAGGAGCAACAGTCTGAATCTGTTGCCACTGCTGAACGAAGTTCTTGCTTGTTTGAAATAGAACCTGATCAAGTTGAGCCTCTGCCGATTCAAATAAGGCAAGCTGAATGTCTCTCTTGATTCTCTGATAAGACACAGCTTGTGCAGAGTTCCACATGCCTACATAAGAAGCCTGCTCAGGCGTAGCAATCTTCTCCAAGAGTTCAGAAGACATGCCAGGATAATCATTAATGTATAACCCCGACAGAGGCGCATCAGTTGTGCAACCTTGTAGCCCGATGTAATTCTGCAAGCAATTCATGAACGCAAGTTAGTTATGTTTCTTGAGAAATTGCAGGAGTAGTAATTCGGAATATCTTGTTAGTCAATGCTACCCAAGCACCGAGTACTTGACCAAGAATGAACATCAGCACGCTGTCAGATGCACTTACTTTCTCTACTTGATACAAATACCCAGTGCCAAGAAGCATGCCTACTAAAACTACTGAAGTGCAAGTATAGGCATAGACTTGCATCCTCTTTGAGTAGAGGTGTTGATTCAAATCCCCGGGAACAGGCCTTTGATTAGCCCTCCCACGAATTTGCCTCTTCTCTCCGCTTTGTCTGCTTTTTGTGCCTTGACTTGGTTGCATGAATCCAAATATAAGACAGTCTTAGCCAATGCTTCATTCTGCTTGTGCAGTGTATCCACCCTGTAATGAATGTTCGCCAAGTCGATGCCTGAAGTAATGCAATTCTTCGCCAAGTACTGAACATCATCACTAATTTTTGATTCGACATCATAGGCATGGAATCTATCGTAAGCAATGTAAATAATAAAGAAGGCAAATAGCCACATAGTTTCAACTTTTCTCATTGCAGTAGTTTTTTAAGTTCTCTAAATATTTTTGCGTATCCAGTAATCTTCACAGCCTCTCCAGCTTCATAGATGGTAATATGCTTACTGAGTTTATGATGCAAATCCCAAATCACATTGCCAAACCGAAGGACAAGTAACCACAGCCAACCATGATCATACATGTACTTCTCTAAATCGGAAAAACCGCTGGTATTGATGTCAGCAATCTTGGTTAGCATTATTGCCCCATATGCAGGAAGGTCAAACCCAAACTTTACCAATTCATCCTTTAATTCAGCTGTCATTTTAATAAGTCCAAATCACATTGGCTGGCTTTGTTGGGTCACAATCAGCATGAATAAAGCTGCTTGAAACTCCTATCCTATTTATACCGGCCTTGAGGAGAGCATTAATCATAATCCATCTCTTAGCCCCATCCTTACAGGCAATGTCTGCTGCCCATCCTTGGGTATGACTGCTTGAATCAACACCTCCAACCTTAGCATTATGAGCAACTGTTCTGAACCCCGAATTGATGCCAAATGGAATCTTAGCAATTGACCTTGCATTGTCAAGCCTTTGCAAAAACTCAGGCTTCATCTTTGCACCTGAACCAGGAGCATCAGGAGAATCAAACTCTGAAAGTGTAAAGTGCTTTAGTTGCATTGTGTAAAATTACTTAATCCGAGTGAACTTTTTAGCAGCACTTTTCACAGACTTTTTGCCAACACAGCCCCAAGCCTTCCGGCTTAAATCATTGGCACAAGGAGGCTTTGCACACTTCTTGATGCCTGATGATCTTGCACAATAGTTGTCTCCCTTGGCAGTGCCTGGTGCAATGGAGTAACCCTTTGCCCCGAACTTGACAGTCTTACCATTGACCTTGGTTTTAAACTTCTTGTCTGCCATTATCTTCCTTGTCCTCTGTACTTTTTAGACTTGCTATCCTTTGGCCTGTTTGATTTTCTATGCTTGCCCTCTCTTCGCTTGCCAAATGTGATTTTAGCAGCCGAATTAGTGCTGGTTTTGGCTTTTTTCATACCCAAATATCCTTTTTTTTCGCTTATTATTGCAAACTGATTTATGAAGTGTCCATCAATTTTACAGATAGAGAAATCAAGTTTCTCAAAGTATTAGCATCAGGTAGGCATTATCTTAAGGATATAGTAAAACCCAATAGACAATCTGTTGCACGATGGGGAAACACCCAAGAACAAGCAGACATGCTTGGTGTGATGGGTGAATATGCTGTTGCCAAGTACTTAGGACTTCCATTTGACACAAGCATCAACCTTGATGGAGATGGTGGAGAGACTGACCTTATGCTTGGCTCTTACAACATCCAAGTCAAGTCCACTAAGTATAAGACAGGCAGGCTTGTTTTTAATAACCTCAAAGAAATTATTGCAGATTTGTTTGTGTTGTGCTACTGCTCAGAGCCTGAGATGTCTGTTGAGATATTAGGCTACATCAAGAAGGAGGCAATTAAGAATGTTTCTGAACTCAAAGACTTAGGCTATGGTCTTAGGATTGTTGTTGAGCAAAGGCATCTGTTGCCTATTTCTGACTTGACAGAACTTGACAAGTCATTATGAGACTTCTTGTGGTGCTTACATTGTGCATACTCCTCTCAAGTTGCTACAAGAGATTTAAGTATAATGCCACTGCTGATAGATGGGAGACTTATGTAGGCAGAGGCAGACCATTTAGGAGCAAGAAGCATCCAACCAAGGCAAAGCATGTGCCTGCTCCTTATTATAAAGTTCTAAGGATTGAGTAATTACTTAACTCCTGTTCTGCCAGCTTCCTTAGCTGCATCATATTGTTCTTTGCTTACAGGCCACAACTGATGCCGGCAATTATATCCACCTCGGTAGATAAAGATTGTGTTGGCATTAGTGCCTGCCATCCTTCCTTGCCATCCTTTAAGATTAGCCCATTGCTTAACCTGATCAGTGGTGAAGAATCTGCCAGTCCTTGCAGAGCAGAATGGCCTTGTGTCCTCTATTATCGTCCCGGCATACAGATAATATTCAACACCTAAGTCCTCACTTACTGTCTGAATGTACTCTGCATTGAAGGCCATTACAGAGTCGTTTGTTGTCTGCTTGATGTATCTGTTCAAGAATGGCAAATCATCCGGTGTGCCTTCAATAAACTGCCTTAGAGTCTTGTTAAGTTCTGCCCTATTACTTACTCCGGCTATGTTGCTTTTAAGCACTTCCTGGATAGCATTGCTAAAGTTGTTTCTAATCCCTGAGCCTATAAGAGCATCCTTAGTAACCTCAATATTAGTCTCAAGAATTGCTTTATAAAGTTCAGTCTTCGGGGAAAAGTCATCGAGAATCAAACTTAAATATTCATTCGATGCCTCTGCAAGAGCCTTATATCCATTAATCACAGCCACAACCTCAGTCTGGTAGGCTGCATTGTTTACAATGGTATCAGCAATGTCCTTCTTAAGCTTAACCATCTCTCTTAAAGTCTTAGCCCGATCCTTTGGATTAAGGCTAAGTTCAGATGCCAAGTCAATTACTTCATTGCTAAGGCTCTTGAATACTTTAGGCAAAGCATCAGCCATCCCATTTTCAATATCCAGCTGAATCTGCTGAATCTTCCTGATGATGGCTAACTGCTTTTCTGTTGGCATTACATTCCTTCAGGCATGATTGGAACAGAGGCAGACTTAATCTGAGCAACCTTAGCAGCTGCCATTGCATCTACTTGCATGCGCTGGATGTTGAATGGCTTATCATACCAGGTAGCATCAGCATCCACAAGCTGCATCACAAAGGCAGGAAGGTTAGCACTCAGCACATAGTCCTGAAGTGTACATCCTTGGCTATTTAGAAGCAATGTCTTCTCATCTGTTGTCTTATAAGGCAACGGATCAAGTTGCTTTAATATCTTTAGGTAAACCTGCTGGATTGAGTTTTCACCATAAAGCTTCTCAACATAATCATCCTCAATGCCTGAGATAATCAATGGGTCAAAGTTGCCTTGTCTTGCCTTAGTCAGCATCTCACCAATCATGTCAGTGGTCATGACATCAAAGTCAGTAGGCACAGTAATCTGTGGCAATGCTGCTTTGACCTTATCACTATCCATCAAAGAAGAAGCAAACAGGCTGTTATATCTTTGGTAAAGGATGTGAAAGCAAACCTTGTTATAAACCTGAGCCAAGTGAACAGTCACTGAATAGCAGAAGGTATTTAGTTCCTTTCTGTCATACTCCTTAGCAATCCCTGATTGAGCAGCAGGAATCTGACCAAGCAATTCTAAGCCAATGGCCTTGAAGCCTTGAAACTCTTTTTGAAGGATGTCCTCCTGAAATAACCTAACTGTCTCAGTAGGTCTTTCAATATATCCTGCCGGAGGCACTGGTGGAACAAGTGGATTAGGATTAACAGCAGATACTCTGTCAATGTTAATTTCCATTAGGCCAAATGGACTGCTTGATGCTCTTCCTGAGCCTTGGCAATCATTACATCCTACTCTTTCCTCCTTTCTATTTGTGCGCTGTCCTGTGCCATTGCAGGTCTTACAAGGACTCATCTTTAATGCCCACTTCTGAGGCAAGGCATGAGTTGCCCAAAGGATATTTAAATCATCTGTCCGAAATAATACTTCATTCCAAGCAGGCAAGCAAGGAGCAAGAACCGAATCAAAAACCAAATGACCATCTTCTTCCTCATATATAACACTTCCAACCTTGACAACAGGGAGGTAGGTGAATGTATAAGGGAGAATAAAAACTTGGAAAGGATTGTCATAAGTGTACTGATTGACCTGCCTGAAAAGCACTAAGCCTTCCATTGTGATACACAAGAATTGATCCCATTTCTTGCGATTCATGTCCTCATATTCCTCAACTTTTATAATGACAAAAGTCTCATCCTCAAAAATCAAATACTCTGATTCAATTGTCTGAGGATAAGGCCTAAGCCAGTCTAAAGTTGTAACCCCTGCCGGGTTCTCAATGAACTCATCATAATTAGGCAGAACTGCCACAATTGCATTGGCATCTTGCAGATAGGTCTTAAGAAACACATTGAAAGACCATGTCTCAAGGCTGCCAAACTTAGGCAGTGTATTCTCAACATAGAATTGCAAAGTGTTGTCCTGAAGGCCTATCCTTTCGGCAATGCCTGTCTTTTGGTAGTCACTTTCAAAAGTGATTTTAAAATCATCAGCCTGCTGAATCTTCTGTAAGAAATTAAAGACTCTGCCTGTGGCTGTTGTGGTTGGTGCTTGCCATCTCTGCCTCCTGTAGTCCTTCATCCAAGGCTCTTCAGAAGGATGTTGAGTATGGAGGAGTTTAGTTGGATACTCATTCTCAAAATGGTACTCCAGCTCTTCTGCCTTTTCCCTCGCACATTCAATGTACTCAAGTTTGCCCTCACGAATCTCCCGATCCATAAGAGTTGAAAATAATTGTCCAATTAACTCCTCCATCTCTAATTAATTAGTCGCAAGCAACATTAAGTGTGATTGTCTCCTGCCCAAATACGCAACCGTACTCATTAGTCACAGTAACTGTGAAGATGTAAGTGCCATCTACAACAGGACTCCAAGTAATAACACCAGTAGTATTATCAATCACAAGTGAAATTGCAGTAATGTCATCACTACCACTTACTTCGTCAATTGACCAACTCTGCGCTGGTGCGCCTGAAATAGCCCCGATATTAAGAACAGCTGAAAAAGTAACAGTCTGTGGGTCTGTGCATCCACTTGTAATAGTGTTGCCAATGTAAGTGCTACCTGAACCTCCGGTAAAGCTGATGATGTAATATAAGCCCTCAAGGAAGCTATCAGTATCGAACTCATAAGGCAAAGGATTGACCTTGCTCACCCAGTTCACAGTTACCTCAGCCATCTGATAGGTGTTCAGGTCAGCTGTGATAATTGGGTCACCAATTACAGTCACATAATAGCCGGAAGCATCCCAAATTCTGCCAGGAGTAAAATAATAGAAGTCATAGTTTTGGGAAGAACCAAGGATATCATTGTAAAATTGTACATTATTTTGTACTACTCCTTGCATATCCTGCACCGTTAAAGTATGGGTTTTTGCAAGTGCTTTTGTGTTTTGCATCCCTCTACCAGCAGTAGTAGCAGTTTCAGGCTTTGGTTTTTCACCCGATGTGTTAAGCACAAGGTATCCCTCACCATCAAGGTATCTCTCATAGAGAGCAGCAATCCATGAGTCAGCAGTAGCTTTCTCAACGGAGGTAAGAGCAGATGACTTCTTAACGAAGGCAATTGCAACGATTTTATTTTGGAACTCAGGATCACACAGAAAGTTCTGATAGCATCCTACATCCGGACATGTTAAAGAAAATATTGACATAGTATTAGCAAGTTAAACAACTTGAGTTTTTAGGCTGAAAGCCTTGAAGAAGTGCCGAAAATTTGACCTGAGCCAAAGTTTCAAATGATGACTGTGTTGTGAAATCTTGAATGGTGGCAACATCAATATCTCCCTTCACAAATATTGACTTATTGTTCCAAACTAAGTACGGATGTCGAGTGGCATCAACAAGCGCAAGCTGAGTCTGTTCATCAATAAAATCTGAATGCAAATCTAATGATAAATCCTGCTTGTTCTGAGGCCTTTTGTGAACTCCATTTGATTGCCTGTATAAGTTTTCCTCAATCACAGGCTTTGCTCCTCCTCCATTAAGGCCAAGCCTAATCCTCTGCTTCCATCCATTGAAATACTCAAAGCCCTGAGCAATTGAGTTATCATTTGCCCAAAATTCAAGCATTGTCGAAAAGCAATCTGAGGCATCAATGTTTATGATGTTGCTCAAGGAGTAAAGATAAAAACCTCCTTCAGATTCATTGTAAACCCCAAGCCTATAACAGCCTGAAGAAACAGCAGGAATTAAGCTTGTGGCTTGAAATTGCTCTGGATCAATTGTACTGCATACACAACTATAAGCATCAGTTATAAATAACTGTTCTTCAATAATTTCACCACCAGACAATTCATTGTTAAATGTGTAGTCAAATCCACATGCTAAATTAGAAGCTGTATAGGTGAATGTGTAATTGCCATCCTCCTCGGTTATCACTATGCCAAATGATGATACAATGCCAGCAATGCTCATCATAGTTAAATCTGGATAACCAAAAATTAAAAGAATGTTACAAACAACAATAGTTGCAGGCTCATTACTTTCAATTGTCCAACTTAAATTTACCGGAGAATCAAAAATAGTGGCAGGGATTGCGTTATTAATCGAATCCAAATAAGCCTCTACATTTTCCGCTGTCAATACATAACTAAATGTATTTTGACAAGTTGATTCACAAGTTATCGATGTTGGCCTGATTGCCTCACCTATCTGCTGAATGAATTGCCCACTTTCACTAAATAAACCTACTAAAGCAGAATCAAGTCCAGTTAGATTGCCCTCATCAGATGGCACATTGAATTGCCAATTGTCTCCTGGGATTGCAGGCATTGCATAAAACTCAGGAGAGACATAGCAGCCATCTGTGAACTCAACAAAATCCATATCATACCAATCACCATATAGCCACTCAAAGCTTGAGAGTGGTGAGTAAGGCAAAGGAGTAGTGGAAGCATAAGCATTGAAGTAAGTTATGTCACTACTATCTATTTCATTAATAAACCTCTGCCAAAGCCAATTTGTGTCAAGCCTGCCAATCATCAGCAAGCTTCTGTCATCACGATACAACAAGCAGAGAACCCTTGTGTAAGTTCCTGAAACTATTGTAAAGGATGCAGTCCAACCATCAGGTACAGTAAAGGTGTTAAAGTAAGCCTGAATTAATGTCTCATCAGTCTCTGTAAAGCTGAAGTTGATTACCTTCTCCATCAGGCTGATGCAATACCTATCCTCAGCAGTCTGTGCAGCAACATTGAATGTCCTTGCATTCTGCTTGGGCAATGTGTCGGCAGGAAGCCTTGTAGGATTGCCTGAAGAATCAAGCTGCCAATTCTTGCCTCTTGCAAGTCCACTTGTGGCAATGCCACTTATAGAATCATAAGAGTAAGTCATTGGGAAAAAGGCTGAACCATTCTGCTCAACAATCTGCAATGCCCGATCAACCTCTGCCTCAACTGGAATGGCTGAGAAATCAAATGTGCCTGAGTAACTGCCGGGAGTAAAAGTTATAACATTGGCATTAAGGACTTCCTTAGTTGTATTGTTGAAAAAGCCATTAACCACTACAACTTGACTATTGTCTGTCTGAGCCAAGTCAGCATTCCTGATATTGATGTTGTATTCATAGTTGGGAAAGTCAGGAATAGTCTGATAGGTCAATGTAAAGCCTCCAAAGTAAGGAGATTCATTAAACACTTCCATTTGACCTTTAACCCCTGCAACCAATTGGCTCAAGGTCTTGCTTGGGAAAAACCCAGGCAACCATGCATCAACAGTTGTAGCCAATTCATTAAGTAGATTGGCAGTGATTTGGTTGTCAGGATAGAAGCCTGCATTCCAAGAAGGCTGAAATCGGTAGAATGAATTAGGCATTTAGTGTGTCAATTATCATTTGAGCAGAGGTCTGAAGGACTCCGTTTATGGTTGTTTCATTGGCAACAACTGCATAAGTAAAATTGTACTTATCACTATAAAGATTTAAGTAGGCAATATCATCTGAAATTAAATCAATTGATGAAATCTCATAATTGACTCCTTCAAGAGTTAAGATAGGGTTATCGTAAAGTAAATCTGTCATTGTGGTATTAATTGCATTGAGTTACATGTAACTGTACTTACTGCTGAACTTTGAGCAACACTTAGAACAAAGTATTGGTCAATTGACCAATCAATTGCACTACTGGACAAAGTGCCACCAGGCAGAGCATAATTGGTTGATCCTGTCGAGGGAACAAAAATTGTATTTCTTGATCCACCACTTGCAATTTGAACAAATCCAAGCCGACAAAAATGAAAGCTTGATGCTCCGGCAGATGCATTATTTACATAGCCTGTTCCTGCTAATGCTACTCCTCCAATTGCTGCTGTTGTATTAATATAGTACTTGAATGTAACTGCATTTGAGCCTGGATTTGTTCTTGAATTTGTGGACATTACTTGCCAACCTACACCATCTGTAAAAGTATTAGCAGGCACTAATAAACTTTGCAATAAAGTTTCAGGACTTGTATTAACTACTGTTCCACCATATGTTCGCCTATAAATAGAATTGGTTGTGCCTGGATTACTTGACCAAGATAAAACTCCTGAACCATCTGAAACCAATGTCTGACCACTGCCCGGAGTAGTGTTGGGAAAAGTCAAACTTAAATCTGCCCCTAAAGTGGTTGGTGACTTAAGAGCCACAAAATTAGTTCCACTGCCTGAGCCTTCAAGAAGCCTTACCTCCCCTGCACTTGTGCCATTGCCAAAGGTCTTGATGCCAGTAAATGTTTGAGCAGAAGTAGTAATTAAACCTCTTGCAGTTGCAGATGCATCAGGAATTGCAAATGTGTGAGTACTTCCTGTTGAACTAATACTGAAGTCTGTCCCAGTTGTTGCAGTAGTAAATACTTGGGTTTGCTCAGTCAGACCATTGATTGAAGTTATCCCAGTTGAAAAAGTAGTTATAATTTCACTTAAATGCGCCCCTTCTGTGTGCATTGTAATAGTTCTGCTACTATGAGTAACATAGAATCTAACTACAAGCCTATCTGTAGCAGCTAAGACAGTTGATGGCACTGCTAATGCAGTAACATATAAATCAATTGAAGTTCCTCCTGTTATTGATTCAGGTGTTGCTGAATTTGATGCAATTAATGTAAGTGTTGCGCCATCCCATTTATAAAGTTCAGGATAGAATGAAGGACTACCTCCTCCACTTGATGCACTAAAATAGTTTTCAAATGTCCAATTGCCTGGAGGAATTAATAATTGATTAGGGTCGTTTGCATCAGTAATAAATGACTGAATATAGCCATTGGCATTAATTGTAAAATCAGTTCCTGCTCCAAATATTGGTGTCCGATTAATCTCTTTACAAGCAACTCCACCAAATGTTCCTTGACTTACCGATCCATTAAGGTAATAATTAACCGATGCTCCTCCTCCACTTCCACCACCTCCTCCTGATGGAGTTGCCCAAGTATTATCACCTCTTAAAAATGTGGTTGCTGATGGAGTCCCTGTGGCTGATAGCATGGCAATATCAACTGCCCCATTCGCAATAGTTGCAGCCACTGATCCAGTTCCTGAGGCAGTCACATCCCCAGTTAAGGCAGTGATTCCTCCTCCTCCACCTCCTCCACTTATTGCGAAGTAGCCAACAATTCTCCAATTGCCTGACCCCTCAGAAACAATCATGCAACAATCTCCGGCAGCAGCAGTCTTATTTGCTAATCCTGGAATGATAAGGCTTGTGGCATTATAGGTCAAAGTTGCAGCAGCATCAAAGACAATGATGAACCTTGCGCCTGCTGGACAAGTGCCAAAGGAATTGATTGTTGCAGTCCCTGAAATATGCAGATAGTTTCCTGTTGCAGTATTAAGGTCTACTGTTGCCCCTGATGCTAAGGTTGATGCTTTATTCTCAAAGATTGCATTCTCAAGAGTAGATTTGTCTTTCTGAGTTACAAAGCTTGTTGTTGCATCCTCAAGCCATTGCCTAAGATCAGCAGGGGAAATCTCTTGTGTATTATTGTCAGGGAAAAGTGTTGCACTCTCCGTGATTAGATTGGCTCTGTTGTAATTAGTTGGCATTTTAACCTATCTCATAACCATCATCAAAGCCTGTATCAAATGCTGCGCCTGTTGGTGCAAGTTGATTAGCCTGAAGAAGTGTGAACTTTGTCGTACCTCCGGAAGCATCCTCAGGCTGATTGGTGGCCTCCATGATGAAGCCTTGTATGTCCAAAGAGCCTGAAGTGAGCCTGACTTTCCGGTATTGCTCATCTTGAGACAAAGTTAAGAAATCGCAGAGACTTTGTGGATAGGTAAATTCAACACCAATAGGCTTGAATAAATACTCAGCAGCTTCAGGCACAATAATGTCCGCATAGATGTCTGAGTTTTCCGCAATGGTTACCTCAGAAGGTATCTGTATGCATGGCTCAACAGAGTCAGATATTGCGCTGGCATAGGCTGTCTGATACTCCCCAACCTGAAACTGTAGCCTTGGATTGATCAGGCCATAGGTGTGCATCCCAAGAACCTTCCACCATCTGCAAGCAATTCTGGCAGGAGTGTGAAAGATGTTGTAGAGGTTTCCTACCTCACTATTTGAGAAAGTAATGAGATTGCTTGTAAGACTT